TCAATACCGAGGCAACAAGCACCCTTAGAAGCACAGGGCCAATGCTGGTAGCATGGCCTGAAGGCAGTCTATTAAGGGTACAGAATGAAGGCAGTAACATTTTCAACCCAATACTCACTGTAATAGCAGAGTACGTTTAAACGGAGTGCGCGTATGGAGCTGCCCAGTTTAGAAGAAGCGTTGGTGTTAGCACCGTTAGTAACGCTTACAATGGCTATTGTTGGAGTAGGGTTTACGGTAGGCTATCGCTCAAGAAGTGAGCATATCGCTACGTTGAAAGAGTGGATTAGTAAATTAGATAAGTAACTTAACCCAGAAGGAGTACCAAATGAGTGAATTAGACGCGCTAGACGCAAGCGCAATGACTATGGTGGAGAGCCAGTTAACGGCACCGCAGCAGTTTCAACACGGGCTGCATGTGCAGTTTTATATGCACCCGCTACAAAATTCAGCGCGGACGCTTGAAGAAGGACGGCCCATCTTCACTGATACGCCGTATGTCATGGTCATGGTTCCCGGTGATAAGGACTCAGTTGTCCGCAGGCCGGTAAGGGTCGGCAGCGGGCCTAAAGACGATAACATGCGCTTCGCAGTGGAGTTTCAGGCGTTCCAAGCCAACAAGGACCAACCCGTAGAAGGCACGCCGCTGGCTGAGTGGCCGCTGATTACCGCTTCCCAGATAAAAGAGATGGAGTATTTCGGGGTCCGCACGGTAGAGAATCTAGCCGGAATGCCGGACGTTAAGGCTTCTCAGTTCATGGGCCTACAGGACATGAAAAAGAAGGCTAATGATTGGCTTTCGAACACTAAAGATGAGGCTCCAATGGTGAGACTTAACGCAGAGCTGGCGTTAAGGGATAGTGAAATAGAAGTCATGCAGCAGCAGATAGAAGAACTGCTAGAAAAATCCGTTAAAAAACAAAAGCGCAAAGTCGCTGAGTGAGGCTAGGTAGTGGCTGTTAATCGGTATAGCACCGTCAATGACATCGTTAATCAGGTAGCCGTCGAGGTCGGGCTAGCCCCTGTGGCAGACATTTTTGCTACTTCGGATGTTTCTTTTGAACAGCTACGCTATCTGCTCCAGAGCAGTTTAAAAGAGCTATTGGAGCTGCACCCGTGGCAGATACTGACGCGAACCTTCGACTACACCACGGTTCAGGGGGAGACAGGCAAGATAGCGCTCCCCACGGACTTTGGCTACATGATTCCGCAGACCGGCTGGGAGCAGAACAATAACGTGCCGCTGGTGGGGCCGCTCAGTCCGCAAGATTGGACGTATCTACAGGGCCGGGATTTGGTCGGTTCTACGATCTACGCCTCGTTCCGTTTAAACGAGAACGAGCTGTGGATATTCCCGCAGAACCCAGCGCCTGCGGATCTAAACATCACGTTCGAGTACATCTCGCTCAACCTGATACAGCTAGCGGCTACCAGCCCGGTAGAGTATGCCGATACGGTGGAAGGGCCTTCAGATGTACCAATGTTCCCGCCGCATCTGGTGCAGCGGCTGCTCAAAACCAAGTTCTTAGAGGCTAAGGGGTTTGACTCCCAGAAGGCGCAGGATGCGTTCTGGCAGTCTTTCAACTCATGGGTGGGCAGAGATAACTCAGCCCCGATACTTAACACTGGCAGGGCGTGGCGAGGCATGAACTACCTTAATAACTATAACAATATCCCAGATCACGGGTTTGGCGCGTAACTGATGCCGCTCCCTGACAGACGACTTGGGCAAAAACAAAACGCGGTCGGGGTTACCGTCCCTGCTTCTATGGCGGGTATAAACGCCGTCACTTCGCTAGCGATGCAAAATCCAACAGAGTGTGTATACACTTATAATCTGGTTTCTCAAGACTTGGGCATGGTCGTCAGGCAGGGGTTTGTTGAGTGGGCCAACGGCTGGACCGGCGGCCCCGCCAAGACAGTCATCCCGTTCGAGGGCCACCAAGACAGCCACGACAGGTTGTTTGTCGCTAACAATGAAGGCATCTGGGACTGCACGGCGGAAGGAACGACAGCCCCCACGCAGGTGGTGACATGGCCCGATCAGCTAGGCGAGGCGGGGTATTGCAGCTACGCGGCATTCTCGAACGACGGCAACGATATGTTTATCCTGCTGTGCGATAAACGTAACGGCTACTATGTCTACACCCAGACGACCGATGTTTGGGTCAAGGTAGCGCAGGGGGTCGGAGCGGGAGAGCTAGACGGTATAGACCCTACTAACTTAGATTATGTGTTCATCTGGAAGCGCCGCGTCTGGTTTGTCGAAAAAAACTCCGCTAACGGCTGGTATCTGGATGTTGCTACGCTGTTTGGCACAGTCACTAAATTCAATTTCGGGTCGCAGTTCAGGCAGGGCGGCGCGCTCAGAGCGTTTTATAACTGGTCGCTTGACGGTGGCCTTGGGCTAGATGACCTGATGGTAGCAGTCTCCGGCGCGGGCGATGTTGCCATCTATCAGGGGACTGACCCCGATGTAGCGGAATCATTCTCGTTAGTCGGTACTTGGTTCGTCGGCGCGGTGCCAGCGGGTAATCGCTTTGGTGTCGAGTTCGGCGGTGAGGTCTATATCCTCTCGGTATACGGTCTGCTACCGCTGTCCCAGCTACTGAACGGTTCTAGCATCAATGACCCTAACACTTACCTGACGGCGAAGATAAGCCCTTTTGTGCGTGAGGTCATGGCGGAACAGCGGCAGGAGCTGGGTTGGCAGGTAGTAGTGCATTCAGAGGGCGCGCAGCTATACATAGACACCCCGCAAGATCCCCTGCGGGGCAACGTCGCGTTTGTGCAGTATTTCGGTAATCAGGCGTGGTCGATGGTTCGCGGTCTGGATAAGACACATACCGCCAACTGGCGCGGCAGCGACTATTGGGCGCATGGCGGCAGGAACAGCCTCGTTATCGAACGGGGCCATGTGGATAATGTCTGGCTGGACCCCGCCACCGATGGCGCGCCCGCCCCGATAGAGTGGTCGCTGTTAACGTCGTACCAGAATTTTGAGTCCGGTACTCGGTTTAAACGCTGTCAATATATCCGCCCGCAGTTTCTCGCGCAGGATCTACCCGCGTATAGTGTACTGGCTCGGTATGACTTCGACATAACAGAGGCTTACGTGTCGCCCCTCTCAACGCAAGGCGTATCGGCTAGGTGGAATGTGGGGCTATGGGACTCTGAAGTGTGGGGCGGCAATCTGGAACGTATAGACCAACCGCGTGGGGCGCGCGGTATGGGGCGGCACGTAGCGATAGCGATGCGTGGCTCGTCCAGCGCCCGAACCATACTGGTGGCCTTCGACGTTATAGCAGACGGCGGGGGGCTAATGTGAAGTTCGCGGCGACTACAGGAGAGCATATAAAGGCGATGCCCCCCGACGCGGTCCCCCGGTATTGTGAGGACACGAAGGGCATAACGGCCTTAGATCCTGATCCAGTGGGCATTTGTCTGCTAGACTCATGGACAGAGAACTCGGTGCAGATACATATCTGGATCGCTAACCCGTTCGTACTGAAGCACGGCTTCGCAGAAGAAGTATTTGGGTTTGTATTCGGCTCGGGCCGAAAGATGGTGATCGGCAGCACGCCTTCGGATAATAAAAAGGCGCTTAAATTTATAAAGCATATAGGCTTGAAAGAAGTTTATAGAATACCAGATGCGTTCAACGATGGTGTTGACGCGGTCATAACAATGATGAAGAAAGACGACTGTAGGTGGATTGAACATGGGTAAAAAGTCAACATCGCCTGACTATCGGGGCGGCGCAGAAGAAACGGCAGCGGGCAATCAAAAAGCCCTTGAGTACCAGACTGCCGCTAACAGGGTAGACCAAGTTACCCCGTGGGGTAACCTTACGTGGCACGGCAAGCCCGGAGAGGAAGGCTACGGGCAAGAGCTAGCGCTGTCTAATAACCAGCAGGCTATCTTCAATACCCAAGAGCAGATACAGGACCAGCGGCAACAGAACGCGCTGGGGCTGGGCGGCAGGCTACAACAGGAGATGCAGCGTCCAGAGGGCTTTTATAACGACTTGCCCGAGGTAGCAGGCACGCCTGACGTACCCACTTACGGCGAGGGGTTAACCCAGTTTGGACAGGGCGGACAAGGCGCTCAAGTACAGCAGTTGCAGGGGTCGCAGTACGACCCCCGGTTCGCAGAGCAGGCGTTTCAGCGGCAAGTGTCGCTCATTCGACCCAGCCACGAAGACCAGCAAGAGCGACAAGAGGTACAGCTACGTAATCAAGGACTCGCCCCCGGCACACAAGCCTACGACACGGCGTTGAGGAACCTAAGATCGCAGCAGGGCGAAGAAATGAACGCGCTAAGCGCTGATGCGGTAGACAGGGGCCGGTCAGAACAGCAGGCAGAGTTCCAGCGCAGGATGCAAGCGGGCAGCCAGCGGTTCGGGCAGGAGGGCGCTAGATTTCAACAGCAGATGGCGCAAGGCGCAATGTACGACCGGCAACGCCAACAACAGGCGGCTGAACAGTTGCAGTTTGGCGGCCAAGGGTTTAGCCAACAGATGCAGCAGCAGAATCAACAGAACGCGCTGCGTCAGAGAGCGATTGCAGAGCAGCAGGGCCGCGAAGTCAGCGCGCTCAACTTGCAGAACGCTGCGCTGAACGGACAGCAGGTAGGTATGCCAGTAATGCCTTCCTACAACACCGCTGGGTATGTCGGTGGGCCTGACTACTTGGGTGCTGCGAACATGCAGGGCCAGTTCAATAACCAGCAGTACGCAACCTCGATGGGGCCAATAAACGCTGCGATGGGCGCGGCGGGCAGTTTTCT